TTGTAAAGCTCACCGCGTCCACCTAGGAACTGAACCACACTGCTCACATTGAGCGTAGGTGTTTTCATTGCGGCTCAATGCGTATTGTACGCAGATCAGACGCGCAACAAAAAACGTACTCTTTTTTTCAGTCCTTAACGTAAGTCCCTTTGTTTCATGTGGAAGCACCCCTGCACCCAGTCGCAGGTTCTCCCTGCGCACCATCCGGGAAATCGTTACTCGCCAGCAGGAACCAGCCCGCCCTCAAAGAGGTCACCCTCCTGCACTCTACGCCGCCTAAGTCCCTCAAGCGTAGGCCACAGCCTCTTCATCTCGCGAAATTGTTTAGGAATCTCTTTTAAATTGCCAGTGCGCAGAAGTGCTTGAATGTTACACATTTCCCTGCGCCGCTCTCCGTTGAGACTTGATCCACGATTGAAGACCAAAGAGACGAGTGCCGCTGCACAGTCCCCGGGCAGGTCAACCATCTGTGGATAGATCCTGAGCGTCTTCATGTACCATCCAGGGAGCGTGACGTTCTCAAACACAGAAAGTGCTGATGCCCATGGGACTGTAAGGTGCCGGACATGTGGCAAGACCTCTTTAGCAGCCTCTCCTTTGCGCCCTGAAACGCTCACAAGTAGAGCCAATGTTGCGGCATTCAAGTGAGGCGACCAAGCCCGGCTAGTCTCAGTTGCGGGAGTGTGCCCCAGATCCCAACCCACACCGATAGTCACGCCAGACTCTGCACCAGGCCATTCAGGATGCTTGTCGTAATACGACTCACCTCCTGTCTCCCAGTTGATTATGGCCTGTATTCCTTTACTCGATAGATTCGTCATCGTCCTCCTCTAGTGCGTCCACTGGTTCCTCTGACCACCTCATAGCCTGATACAGACGAGCAAACAGGCTCCCTGAGCCAGCCTCGAAAGTCTGGTAGGTGTCGGTGTCTGAGTCGTGCGCCAAGATTTGAACGCAGTCAAAATGCTCGCCAAGATCAGACGCAACCTTCTCCAAGTAGTCCTGCTTTTCTTGAGCGGTCATAGTTTTCCAGTGTGGTAGTGGTTGGCATTATACATCTTGCCATCCCGTGTTACTGTCCGAAATTTGCGAACCTCCCACTGCTTACGACGCACCAGATTCTCAACCGCAGTGCGTTTCCCGCCGAGTTTGTCCATCAGCTCGTTGATGGTGTACCAGCCCGCTGGAGCAGGTTCTCCAGCAAGTTCATATTTCAACAGTTCAAGTAACGTGCTTTTCATACTGGCAAACGAAAGTCACCTGCCTTTGTTTCCTTAGCAAGCCAAACCACAGTCTCTGAATCGCAGTATTCTCCCCAAGCAAATCCTCTTGACCAACTGGTGGTTGCCCTGCGGTTTGCACAGTAGCCAAGCTGGTTGACGTCCCCCAGCCACCCTACGCAATACCCAGTCGGATGCGACCTGTTACGCCCCTCTGCCTGCTGTACTCGGTGTAGGTGAGCGATCACCACCTTACTGGCAGTGCCCCCGGCCACGGCCTCTGCGTGATCCCTCACGCTATGCTCATTCACCATATAACCATGGCCCAGCAGGCAGTCACCAATCTGGCGCCAGCCATTCTGGAAATTATAGTCGATCACCTCGCACCGCATACGCTTGGCCTGATCTGTAATCTGGCCCATCACACGGCCCGCTAATGCGGCTACAATGGCCTTTGGCGATTCCATCAGCGTGTTCAATCGAGCCTCATGGTTGCCCAAGAAGTACAGCTTGGGTTCAAGCTGGTGGAGAAAGGCGAGTCCGTCTTGCAGGTCGCTTTCAGGGTCTGCGCTCTCGTCTCTGGTTCCAGCCGCCCCTTGGCGAAGACAGGCTAGGTCGATAGCATCACCAAGATGAATTGTAGTGTGCGGCTTCCAACGTGACTTGAACGCCAGCACACGTTTTAGGAGCTGCTGGTCGGCGTGGTGCCCGTGCGAACACCCGACGGCCAAGAATCGCTTCCAGCTACGGGTGATGTTTGCCATGCGCTATTTGCGAAGGCTGCGTATTGTCTCGATGATTTTGAGCGCCGTAAAAACTCCCGCTAGCAAACATCCCGCCACCCGAATCCACTGCTCTGCTTCACTAAGCGAGAGAGCCAGAGCGCCTACATTGGCAAGGTTCACCGTCGCCAAGTCAAATATGTGGCGGCTATGCATGAGCAAGAAAAGTGGTTCCCGGGCCTGGTACTGTGGGGAGTTTTCCATTTTCATCGTAGATTCCAGAGTAAGGCATGATCTTGTCTGGCGGCAGACCCACGCCGTCAATCGACGCTGGGGGGAGCACTCTTTTTACGTTTGCTAGTATTTGCAGCCCGGCGGGCGGCGTTGCGCCTAGGTAACGGGCCTGCATTGCTGGTATCGTTGGCACGGGAAGAACGGTCATAAAATTGTTTGCCAAAGAATCCCACAGCCAGCCCAGTAACGCCAGCAACAAGCGCCCAAGTGCCCGGTGCAATGGAGGATGCAATAGCGAGCAGCATCGAGAGGTTGCCGGGTGTGATGCTCATTTCTTTTCTCCTCCCTGTGGGAAGTGACTGGCGCCGTAGTAGTACGCCACAATGGACCCCCATGCGGTTGTCAGTGATCCCAGCAACAATGTCAATCCCTCGGAGTTGCCAAGCTCCAGTCGGTGACTCATTAGGCCAATCAAAATCGAAAAATAGCCCACGGTGACGCTGCACGCCAGCGCCGCAGGAACCCAACTGCCGGTGTTCGTCTGCATCGCCCTAGCACTCGCCCTGTCCTCCTGAGCCAGTTTCTCGGCGTCAATACCCAACTCGGCCATGCGGGTCTTGAGCTGCATGTCGGCAGCCTGCAAGGCGGCAATCTGCTCGGCTGTGAGGTTGCCAGAGGTTAAGGCTTTTTGGACCTTGTCAGCAGTAGCATCAGACAAGCCCAATGCTTTTGCCGCGACCTCAACGGCAGCGCCCCCTAAAGGGCCTCCCAAAAGGTGAGCAATCGTCGGAATGATCTTCTTTAGAAAATCCATGAGCGTAACAGTGCCACTGCGGTGACTGTGAGGGAAGGCAGAATCCAGTCTAGCAGACCCTTCATGGTCCACGCCCTGGGCTCTAGACCGCCCCAGTAAGGCATGTTCCTTCGCCGGCCATCGTAGTTCTCCTCGATGTTGCGATATTCAGCCTGAGCGTACTCACGCCCAACGAAGTAGAACGAGCCAGCAGCAGCACCAGTCCACCAGTCACCGCTGGCAAGACCAATGATGGCTTGAATGACGAGTGCGATGACTGGATGGGCGAGGTGGTTCATAGTTCGATGATGCCAGCGACACTGATGCTATAGCTATTTCCTCCAAGGTATGTTCCATCATACTTTGTCACAAAAATGGAGTTACCAGTAGCCACTCCTGATCCAGCTACTCCAGTAACGCCATTTTCGCGAACAACCATTGGCGCAACTTGAAATGCAGTTGTCCAAGAATTAGGAAGTGTAAACTGAAGGTTTGTGCCAGCGGTGCCGTTGGTTGTTATGTCAATCAGCGCACGAATAAACAGCGTGTTGCCAAAACGCCTGTATCTACCAGCAATAGTCGCTGTTGTCAGTGTGCCAGATCCTGGAATCAACGTAGGAGTGTAAGCGATCCAAGCATACGCTTCATCTATTCCAATCTCATTAGTCAGAGCACTGCTGCCGTTCACTATTGTGTTGGTGCAGTTTGTGTACTTATTTCCTGAGATCTTTACGTTTCCAGCACTTGATGCGAGTTCAATACCTGTGGTAACTCCGTTGAACGTATTTCCAATTACTGCAATTGGATTGAATGATGTGTTGATGTAAACACCATCGCCACCTGCTGTTCCTGACAACGCATTAAACGTGTTCCCGCTGATCGTTGTGCCACCACCATTTGGCGCTCCAGTGTTTGTCTCAAGCTGGATGCCATTCTTTCCGGGAGCAACCGCGATGTAAGACCCAGTAATGTCGCAGCCAGACGTTCCAGTGCGCACAAGAATACCAGTGCCGTAAACTGAAATCTCAGCTCCAGTGACGCAGATCTGGCGGACTTCCGTAAGGCCAGCAGGGACCACAATGCCGTCATATCCATTCAAGATCGCTGTGCCTGTGCCAACTTTTAGCGCCTGACACCAGTCTCCAAGCACAATCCCTTGGCCTTGGAACACTATGTTGCAGTTGACAAAGTTGTAGCTTGTTCCACATCCCGGCTCAGTGGATGTCCCAGTTCCCGGAGTCGGTGTGCTTTCGATAAACACTCCAGTGCCGTAAGTGTTGGCAGTAGTCGCAAGCACTGGCCCGTACAACTCAACGTCATCAAAGCTGACGGCAGTCATGTTGTAGAGCTTGACGCCAGTGGTCCAGTAGAAGACAGCACCGTAGCCATCACCGCCGCGCACAGAGACGCTCCTAATGATGTGCTGCGCCGTGTGGCTGCCAAAGAACGCAAACGTGTTCTTTAGGTGAATACCAATGCCGCCGTTTGTTCCGCCAGTGGTTACAGTGAACTGTTCCAAGTGAACAGTGTGCTGGAACGAAGACGCATTAAACTCAAGGCCATCAGAACTAGGAAAGTGCAAGATTGTTGAGTTCTTACCATCACCATAAATTTTGATGTTGTCGATTGAGTTCTTGTTGTCCGCTGGCCCAGTTGCAGAAGGCGAGAATGTGTAAACAAGTTTGCTTGTGCAAAGGTATTTACCCTTTGGGATAAAAATAGCTTTTGCACCACTGTTGATGGCCGCCTGAATCGCTGCCGTATCATCAGTCGTTCCGTCTCCCACCGCCCCAAACTGGAGCACTGAGACGATGCCATTTAACTTGTCTGCGTTTTGAAAAGATTTGCTGCTCATAGGTTAGGCAATTCTCTGTTTGACCGTGTTTGAGGTTCTGTAATAGCCGTACAACGGAATGCCACCGGCTGCTGCTGTTGTGTCGTCTGCAAAGTCTCCCAGTGATATTCCTGGCACCAGCGCATTGCCGTTACGGATCACAGTTCCAGCCTGAAACAAAAACTCGTCACTAAGAGCTGCCGGAGCAGTCAATGTGACCGTTGTCGAGTTTGTCTCGATGTAATCAGTTCCAGAAGTTAATCGCAGACCGTTTCTGTAAACGTCCAGTGTTTCTGTACCAACTGCATATTGAAATGCAGTCAGCGTAAAGGTAACC